GGAGAAGGTTGGGCTTCACTCCATATTTATCTTGGAGGGAAAACCGCAAATGTTAAGGAACACAGGATACGTTACAGTGCAGACCAAAGTAAAGTTAAAGTTATGGTTAATAATAATCATGTTGAGTATCAACATGCCAACCATACCTGGATACTTGAAACAAATTACTGCCAAACCGACCTGGGGACTTTAACGTGGGAAGTTAAACGTTTTGAAGACACATACATTGTACACTTCACCCTCAACCCAGATTTAAACCTTCCATCAGAGTCCTCCGAAGAATGGGAAGAATCTAGTGATGAACTAGACCCAATAGAACTCTCATCAAGTGAAGATAGTGAACATAAATTTTTGAATGCATGCTTAGCTCGAGCTAGTACCATTACTTGTTTCGATTCCGATACATTTTCGCGGTACATGAAAACTTGCGCTGCTTATGCTAGAACTTATAAAATTGATGCATCCATATCTAATCATTTAGCCGTACAAATGTTTAAGAAAGGACAAGAAATCCGCAAAGAGTGCGCTGAAATGTTGACCGATCTTTCAGTTGAAGATTACTCACGCGGAACAGTTAAACAGCGAGTTAAATTGTTTGTTTACAACTTCTTAAACTTTAAAGGCTATCTTGACGCTAAAATAGATCAAGTTAATTTCGACATAGAACGAAATAGAAACGACACATTCTATAATGAGATTTTAAAATCGGAGAAGGCCAAGTCATCAGGCCAAACAAATTTGATGACAATGATCGGATCGATCATCAGGAAGGCTATGAAGTTGAGTGGACCACAGGTCCTAGTGAGCACAATACTTATCTCTGGGGTTTTATTGCTAATAGCATCAAAGATCCCGTTGATGGCGTTGTCCACTATGATCAGTTCCCTTGGGACGAAGATCTTAAGCCTAGGGTCTATGTACACGGTATTACGGTCGCCAAACATCATCCAGTCAATCCACAAGCTTCCGGATTTAATGAGCTCTCTGCTCTCTGCAATAGGCAGTTTTGCTCAGTATTAAAATCTGAAAGCTGGGACCCTCACTTTGAGTTCATATCTCAAAACCTCAATGATTTCTATCCTGGTTGGTCGTTAGAACCCGTCACTTTTGAAGAGTGGAATAATCGCCCTTCATTCACAGGCACCAGGAAATTAAACCAAAAGAAGGCATACGAATCTTTGCGTGATTATGCCTTACAGCGTACTGAC